ATTATGTATAAATATCCTTGCTCTGATTACCGGCACTTGGGTCTGGCAGTTTACCATTTCCTTAATTCCAGAGGCAGGTTCGCGTTCTATGGGTTATGGTGGAGATGAAATAAGAGAGAAGGTGATTAAAAGGGCAGTTTTTGCGGCAGGAAGCCTTGCTGTTGGGGCAATCTTGGCTTGGGGTATAGGATTCAATGGTAAAGCCATAACCCTGCTTATATGTCAAGCAATCGCCTCGGTAGTAAGTATAATATTAGGCGTTAAAAATCCTCTTCCAGCAGCAGTAGAAGAAGTTTTTGTTTGCCTTAGCTTAAAGTATATAAATTATGGATATTTGTTTATAGGGGTTACATAGGAGGTTTTATGTTCAAATTATTATGGCTTATTTTTATAGACGAATTCGGCGGTTTAGGAATTACGAGGGCATCGTTAACGAGTAGTATCTGCGAGCGCACTGGAGATGAATCTTTGGATGCCGCCGTGAAGGTAAACCGCCTTATCAATGAACAAGGTCCCTTATTCTGTCAACTTACTAACTGGCCTTTTCTGCGTAGTGATATATCTTTTAGCATAACCTCATCTACCTATACATACTCTGGGGCAAGTTACCTGCCGACTACTTTTAAGAAAGTTACTGCCGCATTTCTTCTTGATGGCTCGGACAGATACCCATTGACCGAAGTAAGCATAGGAGAGGCCTATCAATGGGGCAATCCTGATGATAGTTCCGGCAGACCGAATGAGTTCTGCATTACTAGGATTGAGAGTGGATATTGGGAAATCCAATTTAATCGCACGCCAGATGCTACCTACACGGTTTATTTGGAGATAGAACTGCAATGGGCTGACCTGACTGCATCCACAAGCGAGACCGTAATCACTAAGGAATACTTTCCGGCATTTACGCACTTTGTGAGTATGGCACGGTTTATTCAACAGGGGGATACCGCAGGTTATCTATTGGCAGAAAAGCAATGGTGGAATCCACTTATGCCTAAAGGCACGATATTAGGAACGATATTGGCGAATTTATCTTCGCCCTTGCGGAGAAAATCGGTAAAGATGGATGCCGGATATACAAAACCACTTTCCCCGAATTCAGGGGATTATCAAGATGGAGCATAAATGATAAGTCGGGATTACATACCTCTATTACTAGCGGAAAACTTCCTTGGTGTAGATTGTGCGAATTCCGAAGAAAATAAACACATAAGTAGTTGGGATGATGATTCTCTTGATGTCTTTAGTGATCCACAAGGAGCATTAGGAAGCAGACCGGGTTTTACTGCCCTAACTACTGCTTCCATCGGCTCGGCAACCGCCTGGTGTGGATTTTACCAGTTCGACAAGCAGGCAGGTGGTTCTACCACATCTTATTATGTAGGTGGTGGAGCTAACGGAAAACTTTACGATTACACAGGTGGAGCATATGTAAACATATTCTCCGGTCTGACTACCACAAAGGATGATGATAAGAGATATGCCTTCTTTACTCTTGATAATACCGTGATGATATGTTGCGATGAAGATCCGCCAGTAGTTTATGTGGGTTCAGGTTCAGCCACTACTTTTGCCACAAGTGTAACTGCCGACTGGGGCCTTGAATGGCAGAGATATGGATGGCTTCATTCTACTGTTGATCCGCGCCTGTTATATTATTGCACCACTTTAGGCGATATAGACAGTGCTTATACATCATTTCTAAACTTTGATGACGACCAAGGCAAACTCACCGGTGGTTGCAAACAGGGTGATGATATGATTGTAGGCAAGGAATGGTCGCTATTCAGGGTGCAGTATCGCGGAACAACGCCTTTATTCAAGAAATACAGGATACCCTCCAAGATTGGCCCGGTAAACTACTGGACGATGAAAGAACTCCCTGATGGCAGGGTAGTATTCCTCGCTCCTGACTTTAACTTCTATATGGTAGCAGGGGATAATGTAACATCTTGTGGAGACAATATCCGCAAATATGTTCAGGATGGGGTAAATGCTCGGCTCAAATATGCTGTATCGGGGCTTCTCCACAACCGTTCGCAATACTGGTGCAGTTTTACATATATATCTGGGGCAACGCAAAATGACCGGACTGTGGTAATGGATTGGTCTCGGCCATATCAGGATAAATGGGGCAAGACGCAATTCCCCTGGTTTATCTATTCCATAGGCGCGAATTGCTTCGCCGAGATGAATATATCAGGTAAGGCTTGGCTTTATCACGGTGGATATGCGGGTCTGATACACAAGGATGATACTGGCACAAATGATAATGGCGCAGTATTCAAGCCGACTTATGTATCCAAGAAGATATCGCATGGCGATCCGACTTTAGAAAAAAAGTATGAGAACATAAACCTTGCACTTGCCAGAAAAGGCGATTGGGATTTGAATATCCAGATAGTCTGCGATGGAAATGCGGCAACAGAAAAGACCATATCGCAGAATTTACTTTCAGGTTTGGGTTACCAATCCCTATTTGATGTAGCGAAATTTGATGAGGATTACTTCTCAAGCGAAAGCGACATGGACATAACGAGGGAGATACGCAGGCAGGGAAAAGTTATACAAGTGAGGATGGGATCTACTGGCTTGGATGAGGCGTGGTTGGTTTATCATTATAGTTTGTTAAGTCGTCCGATACAAAGAGGAATAAGAGTTAGAGAAAGCAGTTAAAAATGTTTAAACATAAATATCACGAACCTAAAGATTGTCCACTTTGCGAAAAGATAATCTATATATTTGACAAGCGAAATAAGCCCATAGAATTAAATGATGATGGGGTGTTATTTGCGGCCTTATTCAACGATAACTCAAATGCTGAATTTGCTATCTGCAAAGATTGCTTTGCTACCCTAAATCAAGAAAAGTTAGACAAAATTATGTCAGATGAAATTTACACCTGGGGTATGCAGATTATAAATACTCCACTTAGTTTATTGGAATTTAGCAAGCAGTTACAGTGGTTCATAAATACGGCAGTTCATCTTAAAATAGTCAAACACGCAAGGACAAAAGAGGAGTTAGGATAAGTGGATTTAAAACTTAACTTAGGCGAACTAAAAACTCCGCAGGATATATTAAAACTTACATCAACTATATCCATATTAGCTGATGAACTCGATACGATTATAACCACATCCGCGCCCAATGGAAGCATATCTGCAAGAGAAGGCCGAAGATGTCTTTATAAAAATGGTGCTAATTATGAAGTTTGGGTTAATGTAGACGGCGGAACCGTCTGGCAACAGATAGACGCTGGCATATCCATACCATTAACTTATATAGATACCGACGGTGCACTTGCCGCTAATTCTGATGTCAAGGTAGCCTCGCAAAAGGCCACAAAGACCTATGTGGACACAAAAGTTCCAGTTCCCCTGACTACCGCCAAAGGTGGCACAGGTTCTACCGCAAATGCCAATGCGGCAAATGGAGCAGTAATATTAGGTGCTGATGGAAAAATTCCTATACTGGATGGAAGCCAATTGACTGGAATTCCTGTTCTTTCCAATGTTATCTTTGAATGGTATGGCATTGATACAATAGATACTGCTAGTAATCCAGATGGGGGAGAAATAACAAGTGCGAGTTTAGCAGATAATACAACGGTAGCACTTTATAGGTATATAAGAATAGAACAATCAACTTATAGGACAATTTTGACAGGTAGATTTAAGAAGATTGCAGGAATATCTACTATAACTATTCAGGCAAAATTATGGTCAACCAGCACTGACGCTGATAAAGAGGCGGTTTTATTAGTAGATGTCGGCGGGCAATCCAATACAGTAAAAACTATTACCTCTATCACTCCCACTTGGGTAACGAGTGCAGATATAGATGTATCAAGTTTAACCAATGGGACTGTTTACGATATTACCATACAACTTAAAAGCGAATATTCTACTGGTTCTTGGGTTAATTGCAGTGCAGTAGTTTTAATAGCAAGTTAATTTTAAAGGAGGATTTATGAACTTATTATTAAAGATTTTATTCGATGAAGAAGGTGGAACACTTGCGATTACGAGAAAAACAGCGAATACTCTAATAACGGCGGCGGGATTTAACACCAACTATGGTGAAATCGAGGCCGTCGTCAATGGTGATATTGACGCGACAAACCTCGAGGACGATGCTGTAACGGCCGCAAAGTTAAACTCCGATGTAGTGCGCGCCAATTATGGCCTGCTTCAACATACCGACGGAACTTTATATGTGGATGTATATGGTGTAATGGTAAACGCTGGGACTAACGGTGTGGAATGGGGTAGGGCAGGTGATATGCTTTTATCATCCTCTACAACTACTCCCGACGGATTTACTGATGTATCCACTACCTATGCGGATAAATTTATAAGAATATCGGCAACTGCTTTATCAACTGGCGGAGCGAATACCCATACACATACAGCAACTACCGATAGCCACACTTTAACTGCTGATGAAATGCCAGCGCATACGCATACAGTAGGGGGAAGTCAAAGCACTGGCCCGGGAGGCAATTTAGATATTGGTGCTTACGCCCTTAGTCTTACTCATACTAGTTCTTCAGCAGGTGGAGGTGGCGGACATACACATACTGTAACTACTGCGGCGGGAGATAATATCCCGGCGTATTTAACGCTCAAGATGTATCAAAAATCATAAGGAGAAATATGAAAAATCTTTTAACCCTTTTAAAACCAAAATATCAAAGACAACAGGATTTAAAAGAAAGAATATTGAAAAATAAAGAGAGTGTGTTGGATGCACTTTCAGAGAATATAAAAGGCGCAAGAGCTTGTCCGATAATTTTAGGGCAGAAATGTTTGGGGAGTTTTTGCGAATTATTTATGGAATTAAAATCCATAACTGATGAAGGGAAAGAAACTAAATTCTGGCGATGTGTTTTTGTGGAAACTCCACTTTTAATTATTGAACTTAATAATAATATAATAAGATTAACGGAATTATTAACAAAGGAGACGAAAAATGAAACCATCAAAAATACTTAATTTATTATGGCAGATATTAAAGGATGAAAGAGGATGGGTATGGCCAGCAGTTGCGGCAATTGGTTCAACTGTATTAGGAGCTCTATCCAAGAAAGGCGAACAAGAGGAGGAGATATACGATCCTTATGCAGGTTTACGTGGCAAATGGCAGGAATGGCTTACTCCCAAGCTCGGCACATCCACCCCCTATAAGGATAATCCGGCTTTCAATCTTGAGCAACCTGCGGTAGAGAGTGCCGCAGAAAAGAATATTCTCGGATATTTCCAAAATCCTAATACCAATGTTGCCGATTATTCAGAAGCGACAAAGAAATACTCCGAGGCCAGCAAGGCCAGTATGGCGGAAACTTATGCTGAGGAAAAAAAGAAAACCCAAGATATGTATAACCGGCTTGGGCTTGTTTCTTCAACGCCTGGGCTTACCGCGCAGAGTGATTTATTTAGAAAACAAGCAACAGAACAAAATCTTTTTGATACCGAATTAACATATAAAAACCTTGATAGGCAGTTACAGGCGATGGGGCTTGATGTAACCCAGTTAAACAGTATGCTCGGCCAGGCAGGAACTATGGCTGGGGCTCAGACGGGCAGGACACAGTGGAGCAAGACAATGTCTATGGTTGACTTAGAAAGGATGTTATCTGAGGAGATGGGCTATGGCAGTCAAGCCGCAAGCATATTGGGTGGCAATGCGCCAGAACGGACAGTAACAACTCAAGGTGAAGATTGGATGAGTATACTTAGTAAACTTATTGGTTCTTATGGTATAGGTTCAAAATAACACTTTTAAGCGGAGGTTAATATGCCAAATGTTCAAAGTGGTGGTAGATATACTACTTATGTAGATAAACCGGAAACCGGTCTAGAGTCGAGTTTAGGTTTTATGCTCCAGAAAAAATTGCAGGAGCAACAACGCAAACAAGAATTGCAGGATACGATAAAAAAGGCAGTGATTGAAAGTGTCTTGGCTGGCAAAGGAAAGTTTAAAACGCCAGTAGATATGAACCAGTTAATTGCAGGTGGTCAATTACCGGATTTAAACCAGTTTGAGGCCACTCCTAATTATTCCCAGATGAAATCAGTATTAGGTATGCAGGATTTAGCACGGAAAATGGAAAATCAGCGAAGATTAGGAGTTATGGGTAATCAAGAAGCTCCCTCTGAAGAGGATGTATCTACCTTTACTCCACAGTTACAAAAAACAGTTTTAGGTGGCGCGGAAGGTGGACAAGTGATGTTACCCAAAGGTGCAACTTTTGGAGAAGGGAATATATTATCGCTAGAAGGACAAGGGATAGGAAGTTATCTTCCAGGATATGAACCTAAAACTTTGCCAGTATTACCTGAAGAAATAGCAGGAGCGATGAGAGAAAAATTTGCAGGGGGAATAGGTAAAGAAGAATTACAGAGAAAGGCACTAGGCTTACCAAGATTTTCTGGTAGAGCAACACAAAATCAACTTGTAGTATTAGCGACTAAATTAGCTCAGGCAGAAAATCCTATGGCAGGAGAAAAAGAAATACAGGCAAAGATACCAACTGCACAAAAAATGTTAGAGGGTAATATTTTTTCTGGACAGGCATTAGGCATTTCAAAAGGTGAATATACTCCCGAACAAGAAAAACTTATTCAAGATAATATGGAAGCATACCCTGACAAGACAGAAGATGAAATAATTGCAGCATTAGAAGAACAGGGGTATTTATAATCTATGCCAGTTATTGCTGATTTATTTGATAAAAAAGTTGATATTTCTATACCTAAAACTTCCAAAGTTCCCAAAGTAATTCCTAATTTATTTAAAGAAACAGAAACAATCCTACCTCAATTTACAGGTCAACCTAAAACTTCTTTTTTACAAGAAGCACTTATTAAGCCAGTTAAAACTTTTTATGGTGGAACTGTAAAGGCATCAGCTAATCTTGCTGATACATTAGATTTCTATTCTGATAAAATAGCCAAAATAATAAAACAACCTGAAACCAAAAATAGTATTTTTGAATATTTAAGAGATAATTGGGGTGCTTATGGAGATAAATTACAAAAAGAAGGAATATCTAATAAATTAGTAAAAGAGATTTATTCAGGTTTAGGCGAGGCAAGTTTTGAAGTTCCTAAACTTATGGCTTTGGGCCCACAGGGATTAGTTATTTCTGGTGCGGCCGAAGGTGGCAAAACAGGTGGAGTAAAAGGTGCAGTTACTGGTGCGGTAACTGGCGGATTAACAAAAGGAATTTTAGGGGGATTAAATGTCTTACCTACTCCAATTAAATTACCTACTGCTTTTGGTGTTGGCGCAGTTACTACACCCGGAGACATAGAAAAAAAGGTTGCGGGTGGTGCAGTATTTACTGGTTTGTCTTTAGGCAAAAGTCCTACAATGCAGGAATTTAAAGAAGCACAAAAGTATTCTCCGTTAGTTAAGGGTTTTCAAAAAGTATTGCCTTTTGAAACAAGGGAAGGATTATATCAAAATTTTGTCAATCGTTTTCAATCTATTGAAAATATAGTAGATAAAGCCAAGAATTTAGGTGCGAAGATATTGCCAGGTGAAGATCCTGCTTTACGGGCAAGAACTTATTTAGGTATAGGGCAAAAAGTAAAAACTGTTTTAGAAGATAAAACATATAAAATAAATCCCGACGGAACATTTACAATAACAGGTGAGGGGTTAAAGCCAATACTTGATAATTATGATAAGGTAAGTTTAGAGAAAAACAGAACCATTAGAGATAAGGATTTAATTGACTATTTAATAGCACAAAGAACGATTAAAGATTTACAAAGACCTAAGAGTGAATTTACTACTGAGAATATCGTAACGCCTGAACAAGTTAAAAAGGCACAAGATACTATTGGTAATCTTGGTAAAAAATATGGAACGAATATAGTTTTTTTAGACCAAACCGCAACTCGTCTTTATGAATACCAAAAACGAGTATTATCTACTCTTGTAGATAGTGGTAATTTATCTCAGCAACAATATAACGATATTCTTACCAAAAATCCCAACTATGTGCCATTTGATAGGGTAATTGAAGGCGTAGATACCGCAGGAATTCCTGTAAGTAAGAATAGGTTTACAGGTGCAAGAAGTCCTATTAAAAGGATTAAGGGTTCAGAACTAGAAATTCATAATCCTATTGAGAGTATGATTAAGAATACCTATCGGATTATGGATATTGCTGAGAGAAATACTGTTGCAAAGGGAGTGGCAAAATTAGGTAAAGTATTACCGGAAGATATATCGCCTGTAAAAGTTAGAATGCAACCGATTACTATTGGAAAATTTACAGAAGGAGAACCGAATGTTATTTTCCGCCCTTCCCAATTTAAACCCAAGGGCAATGTAATAGAATATTTTGATAATGGCAAACGTAGTTATATAGAAGTAACGCCTAATCTTTATCAAGCGATGACTGGACTTAACGAAACTTCAACAAATATACTTACTAAGATTATGTCTATTCCGGCACAAACCTTGCGGACTGGCGCAACCATAACCCCTGAGTTTATGGTTCGTAATCCTATTCGCGACCAATGGACTGCCTTTGTGCAGACTAAGCTCGGTTTTAAGCCCTTTGTAGATACTTCTGGGGCCATAGCTGACATAATGGGTAAGTCAGAGGTATATAATGATTGGTTGCGTTCTGGGGGGGCTTATTCGGGCTTTGTAGAGCTATCTAGGCCTAATTTACAAAAACAATTAGATATTTTAAAGGGTAATTCAAATTTACTAAGTAAATTAAACATAATTACTAAGGCCCAAGATATAAGTCAATTATTTGAACAAGCAACAAGATTGGCTACCTATAAGGCAGGAATTAAAAAAGGATTATCTCCAGTTGAGGCAGGATTTGGAAGTAGAGAAGCAACTGTTGATTTTGGTCGCAGAGGAGCCAAGACTAAGGATATAAACTCGGTTATCGCTTTTTTCAATGCTGGTATTCAGGGAACTGATAAATTAGTTAGGACTGCCAAAGAAGATCCGGTTGGGTTTGTAGCCAAAGGAATAGCAAGTATTACCATACCTTCTTTAATAACTTATATACTTAATAGGAATGACCCAGAATATAAAGAACTTCCACGTTGGCAGAAAGACTTATTTTGGATATTTAAGGTAAAAGATACTTTTGTAAGGATACCTAAGCCATTCGCTTATGGACAATTCTTTGGTTCCTTACCGGAGAGGTTTTTTGAGTATTTAGATACACAAGACCCAAAGGCATTTGAAGGATTAAAACAGTCCTTATATGATAGTTTAACTCCTGCTTCTGGTGATCCTACTGGTAGTTTAATGGCAACAGGAATAAAACCCTTGATTGAAAATGCAACTAATTGGAGTTTCTTTAGGCAAAGACCGATAGTTCCAGAAGGCAAAGAAAGATTATTACCAAAAGAACAATATGCAAAATATACTTCTGAAATTGCTAAGGCGATAGGTAATATTTTAAATTATTCTCCAGCTAAACTTGAAAATCTTGTTCAGGGGTGGTTTGGTGGAACAGGAAGATATGCTTTAGAGGCAGGAGATATAGGGATTAAGGGTTTTAGGAAGTTTATAGGACAACCAATGGCACCTAAAAGACTTACTGAATTGGCGGATATACCCTTGATTAAAGGTTTTGTTACAAGACCGGCATTAAGTCAGTCAGAAAGTGTTAATCAATTCTATCAAAACAGAGATAGGATCACGCAATCTTATTCTACCATAAAGAAATATTCACAAGAAGGACGAGTGAATGAAGCAACAAAATTGCAATTAAAATATCCTGAATACAAGTTTTATTCTGGGGTTAATAGAGTATCTAAAATGCTTTCTGATTTGCGAGATTATCAGGATTTTATAATTAAATCTAATAAACCTGAACAGGAAAAAAGAGTATTGTTGCAAAAAATAGATAAACAGATGGTTGCGGTTGCCCAAAAGGCAAATGAGGTAATTGGAAAACCTAAAATATTTGAAGGGAAGATAAAAAAATCAATTATACCGAATTTATTTGATTAGAAATCTGGAGAGGCGGGTTCTGGATTGCCACCGCGATGTTTTATTATCCAATTATTATCCATATATTTTTGAAAGCCGATGGCTATTGTAAAAACTATTATCCAAAATAATAATTTCCAACGCAATTTCATCGTTCTTTAAAATCACTAACTGGAGGTGTATATGAAAAATGGTTCATTTAAGATTGTGGCAGATTCTCTGGCTCATCTAACGCTTTCTGGAAATTCTTTACGATTGACTGCAACTGGGGAGGATCAACAATCCACTGCAAAGAACGCTTTTTTACTTCTTCAGGAACATCTCCAGGCTCTTGCCAATAAAGAGTAATACAATATTTGCCTGTTAATCGTTCATACCTTATTTTAAAACCGATATCAGGCATCCCATAATTATAACCATATTTTTCTTTACTTGTCAAGTCTAAAATGCGCCACTTTAACCCACAATGGCTTAACCGCCCCCGTAAGAAAAATAACCCTGAAACCCATTTACGCAGGCAGGCCTTAATTTACCTGCGCCTCAAAGGGCATTTCGCAGGCAAGATCAATGTTATCGGAACGCCCACAGGTAGAGGTGGATTTATTGCCTCGCCTGATTTAATGCGCGGTCTACCTGATATATTTTCTTTTTCACCGGATAAAATAATGTATGCTTGGGAATTGAAGATAGGAAAAAATCCGCAATCAGAATATCAAAAAACTTTCCAACGATATTTCCATAACCCACCCGCAAGACAATATTTTGTTATTTATTCTTTAGAGGAACTCCAAGAAATAATAAAATAATCCAGTTAGATTTCTCCACTTCTTGCGTCTATTATGGTAGGAGGTGAGAGATGGCTAAAATACCCAAAAAATTGAAGGTCGAGACTAAACAGATTATTAGATGGCAATTATTTTTAAGGGAATGCGGACTTAAAAAGTATGTCCTCAAAATTCAGCATTTGAAACAACTTTTACAGGCAATTAAATTCCAAGGGTAAATTATTTTTAATTTCTCGTCGCTGACGAGGGGTAAAAATTTTGCTTGACAATCATTGTTAATGTGGTATATTTAATTAGTAATCATTGTTAAAGCTCTTTGATAATCTAAGGCACAGCGTCCCAGGAATAAGCGGGGATTAAAAACTCGTAAGAGGCGGCTGTATAAGGTTGCAAAGGAGAAGAAAATGGAAATGATAGGTAATAGTTTAAGCAGGGAATCAGAAAGAGAGTATTATGAGAAAACTCTTCCTAAGCAATATAAAGAATTAGTATTTAAATGTAGAGGGTTGCAAGACCAGCTCCACCGTAGAAATGCCCTGATTAAGAAGTTAAGGGCGAATTACAACCGAGTAATAAATAGTCTCAGTACCGAACAACTTAACAAAATTTTTAATTTAAACAAAAAGGAGCCACTTAAATGAAGATACAGTTTATCCTGTCAGTTCTGGGATTTACTTTTATTGGAATTGGCTGGATTATGATGTTAGTTAGTTTTCTATATCACCACTAACCGCTAACCGCACAGAGCCTATGCTCTACAAACGCAACCTTACCTTAGATTGTCTTGTCTTTATAAATAAGAGGTAATTATGCCACGGCAAAAACAAGGTAAATATATTAAATGTTTAAATTGCGGTAATCCTGTTTATGTACCACCGAGTTATGAAGGAAAACGCAATTTTTTCTGCAAGCGCAAATGCTATTCTGAATTTATAAAAAAGAGAAGAAAAAATCATTTACAGGGTCAGGAAGGGAGAAATAAATAATGGTTTCAAGATATGACAATTTAGATCGCGATACTACTAAATGGGAACTTATACAGATTAGAGTAAGTCCTGATTTAAAAGACCGGATTAAGGTTGCCGCCAAGTTAAACGATACGGATGTTTCAGAACTGACAAGGGCGTTCTGGAAGGCATGGTTAGTGTCTGAACAGCAGGATCCGCAACCTGCGCCATTATTTAACCGTTTTGATTGGGCTTTGGATAGGGTAAGGAAGTTTTTTAGGCCGGAGAAGCAATATCATTTTTCACGCAATTAAAATGGACAGAGAACTTGAAGAATGGTATAAATTGCATCAATTCCATTTTTATAGTGGCAGTTATGAGACTAAAGATTTGGCGCGATTTTTAGGTGTTTCTACAAGGACAATACAACGGTGGCTCAAGAATCAAGGAACGCCCAATAAAATCCAGTTATCCAAGATTAAAAAGTACCTGGAAAATAATGCTTGACAACGACAATTTTTCTCTTTATAATAAAGTCGTTCTTTGAGAGATAGATAAATACCTATAAACCGATAAGTTCGGTTTTTTAATACCGCCGTTCGTCGCACCTAGGGGTATAATGGTTCAGGAGTTAGCAGGATAATGTAATATCTCGGTTATAGACGAGAAAGCCGAACTTGATAATGAGAAATCATTACAAAGGTTCGGCTTTTTTATTGGTTTTATCAAAGAATTGTAATGGAAAAGGCATAATGATATTACGAGGTTAAATATGGAAAAACAAGCATTCACAAGTAGGCGAGATTTTTTATTTAATAAACCTACCCCAGAATGCCAAAAGCGTGAGCTGAGGCCGCCTAAAGGACAAAATCTCGCAGGTGTGAATGATTCTGGGGTTTCTTATTCTAAATACCGGCTAAATGCTATCAGGAATTATATGTATATTTATATTGCTTGGTGTATTACTCATCCAAATAATCCCAAGAAATTTAGAGAGATCCGTTGTGAAAAATGTGGAATCTATGAGGGATTAGAATTACATCATACAAAATATGCTCCTAAACAAATGGTAACAATTGAAGATATAAAAATTCTTTGTAATAAGTGCCATCGCAATGCAAGGAAATCTTTATCAATGTTAAGAACTATTTTTAAAAACGGAAAACGATATTGTATAGCAAGAAATTTTAAATTTGAATATTAGGAGACCCCCATGAAACTCTATATAGATTTCATCGAGCCCAAATCCCCCTTGCCGAAATTTCTCCCGTTTTTCTTCGGTGTATTAGTAATGTTAACGATTATCTTAATGGTTACGATGGCAAGGGCGACCGAGCCTTTATTTATCGCACAATCCCAAATCGGTTTAGGTGAGTTAGGCGCTAATAATCAAGGGCAATATGTTAAAGAATATCTTAATGGACAAGAAAACTTACCTTGGTGCGCAGGATTTATCTCTTATTGTTTTAAGAAAGCAAATTATCATTTGCCTTATTTATTAAGGGCAAAAAGTTATCTTAAAATCGGCACAAAAGTTACCAACCCAAAGGCAGGAGATTTGATTATATTCTCTCGGAAAAACGGAGGGCATATCGCAATTATAGAAAAGGTTACCAAAGATACCATTATCACCATAGAAGGAAATTTGGGCGAGTATCCTTCCAAAGTTAAACGAGTAATCTACAAAAGAAATCATATTAAAAACTTATTAGCATTTGTGAGGATAAAATGAAAAAAAGAAATACCTGTAAAGAGAGAACAAGTGAGAAATGGTGCGTATGTGGTTTTAAGAAGCATAGCAAGAACCACGAACAAGGTGAACATCATCAACGGAGTTTAAAGAAATGACCTTCAAACTTCTCTCCAAGAAACCAAGTCGAATGAAGGACAAAGTAGCCGAGAGATTTAAGAGGATACAAGAAGATAGGCGCGAACAACAAAGATTGCGGCATAGCCCAGAGTATCAACCGGAACAGGATGGGTTTATATCGGACAAAACCTAAAAGGAGGATGAGATGGTAGAAGAAAAAAAAGAAGTGGCAAAAAAAGACGATATAAGAAGTTTGATTGCTTCCCCAGAAGCCAAGAAACAGTTTGCTTTAGCATTGCCAAAGCACTTAAAGCCAGATAGGTTTATCAGGATTGCTATAACTGCAATAAATAAAAACCCGAAATTATTGCAATGCACAAAAGCAAGTTTAATTTCTTGTCTTATGGATTTATCGCAATTAGGACTTGAACCAGATGGTCGGAAGGCACATCTTATTCCTTATGCTGATAAATGCACTCTTATTATTGACTATAAAGGTCTTGTTGATTTAGCACGCCGGAGTGGAGAGATAGCCGATATACACGCTGATATAGTTTATGATAATGACGAGTTTGAATATTCTTTCGGCACAGAGGGTAAATTAATCCATAAGCCAAGTCTTAAAAGCCGTGGCCTTGCAAAAGCGGCCTATTCTTTTGTCCGGCTAAAAGACGGTTCTTTCAGCTATGAAGTAATGAATATTGAGGAAATAGAAGTAATCCATAAGCGTTCAAAAGCAGGAACTTCTGGCCCCTGGATTACCGATTGGGCCGAGATGGCCAAAAAAACAGTATTCCGCAGACATTCAAAATGGTTGCCAGTATCGGCAGAATTTCAGATGGCAACTGAAAAAGATTATGATGTGCCTATTGACATTAAGGCTGATCCATTTGAAGAAACAAGTATTAAGCCAGAGGTTGAAATGCCGCAAGAGAAAAAAACCGAAGAAAAAAAGACCGAAGAAGATAAACCACCGGAAATCAAAGAAATGCTTTGCCCAGGTTGTGATCAAATTATCACAAAGGCAGAGGAAGAATACTCTATGAAGAAGTTTAATAAAAAACTCTGCCGGAGTTGTCAACGCGAGGAAGGTAAGCGTGAATAATTTTGCAGTAATTGACATAAAAACAGGATTTGAAATGTTACCCTATACAGCCATCCAAGAGGCGGCCTATGAGTTTATCTATGCCGAAACCCTAAAGAGAAAAGAGGAAATCAATCTCCAATTCTTTGAGGATAAGCATATTTATAAACTCAATGGTATGCCTCTTGTTTCGGTTACTAAAATATTGCAGATGGCGGGGCTTGCCGATTTTTCTAAAATCCCATTTGAAAGACTTGAGGCTTCAAGGAAATTCGGCCAAGCCGTCCATAGGGCTTGCGAATTATTTGATAAAGGCACTCTTGACGAACGTTCTCTTGACACTAATCTCTGGCCATATCTTGATGGATGGGTTGCTTGCAAAAAGGAATATAAATGGGATTTTGTAGCCATTGAACAACCCATAATCTCAACAGTTTATAAGGTAGCCGGAACACCCGATAGGATAAGCAAAAGCGATAGAAGGCGCAGGATAGCAGCTTTGCTTGGGCCAGAAGGAACTTACAAGGTAACCGAATACACAAATAAAGGCGACTGGCAGGTGTTTTTAGCGGCCTTGTCAGTCGTTAATTACAAAATAAGAAATAAAATTTAAGGAGAAATATGCCTAAGGGAACTTATATAAGAACTAAACCAGTTTGGAATAAAGGGAAAAAATGCAAACCTCTATCTATAGAACATAGGAAAAAATTAAGTTTATCTTTAAAAGGTATTAAGCGAAAACCTTTTACTGAAGAACATAGAAAGAAGTTAAGCATTAGTCATAAAGGGTGCTTCCCATCAGAACAAACTCGTAAAAAATTAAGTATCGCACATAAAGGTAAAATTGGATATCAAAGGGGTAAGTCCGGGGAAAATACTACAAATTGGAGAGGCGGAAAAAGAATCCATTCAAATGGTTATGTATGGATTTATTCTCCTCTTCATCCCTATCACTCTGCACAAAAATATGTGCTTGAACATCGTTTGGTTATGGAGAAAAACCTTAAAAGATACCTTAATCCTAACGAGATTGTTCATCATATAAATGGAAACCATCAGGATAATCGGATAGACAATTTGATGCTTTTTTCAGATAGTAAATCACATTTAAATTACCATCGTTTAATATTAAAAAAGGAGAGGAACAAATGATTGCAGAAACCTTGGAATTAAAACCAGAAGAACAGGCAATAGTCAAAAGGGCAGAAGATATTTCTACCCAGATAAGTAATTTTAAGATTACTAGCCAGGATGAATACAATGTATCAGGGGAATACCTTAAATCTGTAAAATCTACTTATAAACAGATTGAGGATTTAAGGATGTCAATGACCCGGCCCCTTGATGATAGCAAAAAGCGGATTATGGATTTCTTCCGCAAGCCCCTTGATATACTTACTAATGCCGAGGGAGTGCTAAAAAGGGGTATTCTTATGTATCAGCAGGCTCAGGAGAGGGCAAGGATTGAGCAGGAGAGGAAGTTACAGGTAGAGGCCGAAAAGAAACGCCAGGAAGCCTTAGCAAAGGCAGAGGCGGCTAGGGCTGAGGGTAAAGAGGCAAAGGCCGAGAAATATGAAGATAAGGCCAATGGGATTATTGCTCCCACACTTGCCCCGACTGTCCAAAAGGTATCAGGGATTTCAACTAAAATGGTATGGAAATTTGAGGTAATAGATGAAAAGGCCATACCAAGAGAATACCTTATTCCTGATTTGGTAAAGATAGGCAAGGTTGTCCGGTCAGTAGGAAATACACTTCCAATCCCAGGGGTAAGGATATACCCAGAAGAAACAATAGCCGTAGGGAGGTAGATAATGCTAAATAAAATTGTTGTTGTAGCTAATCTTACCAAAGACCCGGAACTTCGTTATACCCCCAACGGAACAGCAGTTTGTAATTTGCGCCTTGCCATTAACCGTAAATATAAATCAGGCGAAGAATTTAAGGAAGAAACCTGTTTTATAACTGCAATCGTATGGGGCAAACGAGCCGAGAATTGTAATGAGTATCTAAAAAAGGGTAACCCTATTTTTATTGAGGGTAGGTTACAGTCTCGGTCTTGGGATGGACAGGATGGAAAGAAACAATATGCCACCGAAATCGTAGCTGAGAATATCCAGTTTTTAGATAGAACCAAAGAAGGAACATCACAAGAAATAGAGGAATTACCACCAGAAGCATAAATGCCCCCCATCCAATTAGATTTATACCTTAACAAAGAACAGGCCTTAGAGGAGTGGTGTCGGGATAAGGGATTTTTCTCAAGCCACGATGTCAATTTTTATGGAACTACCCATTTCTTTGATTCTGCCACGCGTAGGATCAGGGAGTGGGTTCAGGTCGGTAAGGTTAAGCATTTGAGCAAGGATGAGGCAATTTTTAGGGGATTTAAAACGAAGTGTGCGGTGTATGAGTGGATAAACATAAATGAATGCCAATAAATTAGCAGATGAAATATTGATTAACTATATTGCCTTAAGGAGCAGAAAATGAAATGGTTTGAACACGAAACAGACGCTTTAGAACATCCTAAAATTAAGGCTTTAATCAAGGAATTTGGATCAGATGGATATTATGTTTGCTTTGGAACTTGGGAAAAAATCGGTAAATATGGTGATAAATATTTGCGTTTACCCTTCTCGAAATACCCCAAAACACTTTTTGAAGAGGACTTAAGATTGTCCATAGATAAAATAGAGAAGATTTGGGTATTTATGAGCAAATTATCGTTGTTATCTCCTAACTCTTTAAAAAACAATATCTTATATTCTTCTAAATTAAAGGAACGATGCGATGAATATCATAAAAAACTCCAGAGAAAGTCCCGACAAGATACGGATAATGTCGTTGTAGATAAGAATACAATAGATAAGATTATAATAGAATACATTAAAAACAAAGGGTGGGAAAAGCAATCTCAAGAAAAAAACATATTAAACTCTATTTATAAAAGAAGTGGAAAAGCGGCAAAAGAATTATTCTTGCTTACCAATGATATAAAAATTTCATTATTGGCAATCCAATGGACAGCTCAAGTCTGTCAACAGAAAAAATTATCTTGGACATTAGAAACAGTTATATCTTGGTATCCAGATTATTTATTACATAAAAAAACAATCAAAGAAGGCGATTATAAGGCCGCCGATCCTGACTGCCAGATATGCGCTGGAACGGGTTGGGATAAAACTGACGGGAGCAAGAAATTATGTCTTTGTCGGCAAAACAGATAAGCTTTGTCAATGAGCAGGCCAAGGGTAAAACCAAAAAGGAAATTTTGGATATGGTCGGATTCTTATATAAAGACAATATCCGTAGGTTTATAAGAAAGAAGAGAAGGCCACAATCAATCAAGGATATTCTGCACAAAGAGAATGAATAAAACTAAAATTGAATGGTGCGATTATACTTGGAATCCGCTTGTAGGTTGTAAACGAGGATGTCCATATTGTTATGCGAGAAAAATCTTTAATCGTTTTAATCCTGGCATGCCATTTGAGCAAATATCAAATTGGGATGAACGATTAGAACAACCATTGAAAATCAAAAAACCAAGCCGTATCTTTGTTGGTTCAATGTCTGATGTTGAGTTTTGGTCAAAGGCACAGATGATAAATGTTTTAGATATAATTAAACAATGCCCCAAACACATTTTTATCTTTCTTACAAAGAATCCTTATGCTTATAGGAAATTTGGGAAATATCCTAAGAATTGCTGGCTCGGATTTACTGTTACACGAAGAGAAGAATGGGGTAGAGCGGTAAAAATGGTTAGGGTAAAAAGAGATAACTTAAAATTTATCAATATTGAACCGATACTTGGAAAAATAGATACTTCTTATTTCTGGTTGTTTGATTGGATTATATTGGGTGGACTTACCCCTAAACCAATACATAAACAAAAATGGATTAAAGATTTTTTAGATGGCGGAAAGAAATTATCAACACCTGTTTTTATAAAAGATAACGCCCATTATCCACAAATAAGAAAAGAATTTCCGATTGCATAAAGGAGGGTGGGATGAGAGAGATTAAGTTTAGGGCGTGGGATAAAGTTTTATACGACACCGTCAAAAGAAGTAGGATGTTTGAAGTTTATGGATTAAATATATCTACAAATTATGTTTCTGCTTATAAAGAAACTGGCGATGAAGTTGTCCACGATTTAAGAGATTGTATTCTTATGCAATTCACAGGTCTTAAAGACAAAAATGGTAAGGAGATTTATGAATCTGATTATATTAAGACTCCTGCTGGTTTTGGTTTAGTAATATGGGATAAATGTTATTGGATACAATGGGAAGGTGGGGGTAGGACAACATTATGGGATACTCCTGAACAAAAAATGGAGGTAATCGGGAATGAATTTGAAAATTAAAAAAGGCAAAAGAACCGTAACAACTGATATTGCTTATATCGCAGGATTTTTAGATGGCGAAGGTTGCATTAGAATTAAAAAAGCAAATCAAGGTGGTAATTCTTATTATGTTTGGGTCGCCATTACAAATTCTTATAAACCTACACTTGATTTTGTTCAAAGCGTATTCGGTGGCCAAGTAAGACAAGCAGAAAAAACTGTTAATAAAATAGTTTACCATTACTTAATAACTGCCTCTGAAGCAGTAGATATGCTTAAAACTATTTTAGGATTTTTACGAGATAAAAAGAAACAGGCGGAGTTAGCAATTATATTTCACGATAATAAAGATAGATTATCGCCAAGTGGGAAAGATTTAGCATATAGACGAATGAAAGACTTAAAGAAGGGCAACATCTATGAAAACCCAGAGTTATTAACTAACCACCACTAAAGGGGAGGGGGAGGTAATGAGAGAAATAATCGGAATAACAAAAGATGTCTTTATAATTATATTTGTTGCTTGGGTAATATGGTTTTATTCACACAATCAGTAACCCACTAACCTTATAGGGAGGGATGAGATGATTGAGTTTGTAGAATTTAAGAAGATACCGAGACTAAGTCGTGAATGTGTAGTAACCGAGAAAATTGATGGCACTAACGGAGTAATTTATATTGGCGAAGATGGCGAGTTTTTAGTCGGTAGTCGTTCAAGGTGGATTGACGAACATACCGATAATCATAATTTTTGGCATTGGGTAATGGATAATAAAGAAGAACTACTTAAACTCGGTGTAGGCACTCACTATGGAGAATGGTGGGGTAGTGGGATTCAACGAGGATATGGTTTAATCAAGGGCGAAAAAAGGTTTAGTTTATTTAATTCAGGTAGATGGGTTAAGAAAACTTCTAATAGTATTCCACCACTTGCGGAGAAACAAGAATACTGCCCTGATTGTTGTTATGTTGTGCCTATATTATGGACAGGAATTTTTGATATTATCGCCATAAATTCAATATTAAATAATTTGCAAGTTGAAGGCAGTCGTGCTTCGCTTGGATTTATGCGACCTGAAGGAATAGTAATTTATCACAAACAAGGAAATATATATTTTAAGAAAACCATTGAGAAAGATGAAAAACCCAAAGGAAGTATGGAAACTTCCTAACCCATCTTTACTGAAAGGAGAGTAGGGGGATGATTAAAACATCTTTTTGTAAAATATGTGGGAAAAGAATTACAACTTGTTATGACACTAAAGACGCACCACCTGATATTGTAATATGTTTAGAGTGTGAAGAAAAGAATAAATGACTAAAACCTGCGGGGGTTGTAGTGAAAACTAATATCCCCTTTATGTAGATTACCTTTTGGCGAAGTAAGAAATATTGTTGTGTTCCTAATATGATATTACACATAAGTAAAGATTTTTTATATGTAGTTTTATCTATGGCAAAAATATGGGAAAAAATTCAAAGAAATAAAAGTAAGAAGAGGTGAAGAAATGATGAGAGACTTTGAAGATTATTTAATGGAGAAACACGCAGAGCAATATATTGGCACAAAAGATTGTATGATTGATGATTTTAATAAATGGGTTCAGGATTTAGGTTTTGATGAGTTAATAGAATACGGAAATACGTTTGTCGCACAAATTAAATCCGAAATTCTGGAGAAGGTAGATGAATGTGAAACAATAGAGGTAGCGGGTTTAAATACATTAATATTGAAATCCCAAGTGAAAAAGGTTATAGAGGAGATTTAGATAAATGCGAATAAAAAATAGGTATAGAGTCTATTATTCCAGGGTTAAATTTTGGTTGTATGAGATGTTGGGGTTGCCGAACATGACTGGAAAGGAAGTAAATATAGTCAAATACATACTTAGTCAGCTTAAAAACAAGGAAATCACGGTATTCGAATGGGGGATGGGCTCAAGCACGATATATTTTACTAACTATTTAAGGTCTATCGGGAAGAACTTTCGTTGGTTCGCAATAGATAACAACAGGGAATGGTTCGATAAGATTTCCGATAAGGTAAAAAATTATAATTTGCAGGGCATAAACCTTTACTTGAGGGAGTTTGTGGTGTTTTGGGAGAAAACAGGCGGCAACTTTTGCATAAGGGGAAAGAACGAACTTGATTACATTAACTTTCCTAAAACCTTGCCGGATAAATTCGATGTTTTGCTGATTGATGGGCGTTTCCGGCGTCTCTGCCTTGAGGTGGCTAAAGAGGTGGTAATGGATGACGGGATCATAATCTTACACGACGCCCACAGGCCTCATTATCAGAGAGGGCTAAGTGAGTTCCCCTGTCAGACAATAATCAGTGGTTCAGACTTCGCCCCTTTTCAAAAACTGCATAATGAGATGTGGCTTGGTTCTAACTATAATAATAAAATCATCAACAATTTAAAGGGAAGGAAATGAAAGAATATTTTGCGGATTTAATCTCTGGCTTAATCCTAGCTTTAGTCTTTATCCCCTGTTTGCTGGTGGCAGTTTGCATCTGCTGTCTTGAGGGGATGAAAAAAAATATCGCTAAAATTTGAGAATGGATTATGTTGAGTTCATGTCATAGATTTATGGATTTAGCCGACATAAAAGTAGCGCAATACAAGGAGAGGGTTTTGGATTTGGCAGTTGCCTTTGCTTTAAGGCTAAAATGGTATTGGAACAGGCTGACAATATCAGATGGGCTGGTGCTTATTCTGATAGCGGAAATAGCTTATCTGATTTGGATGCAACGGCAAACCCGCACAAGATTCTCTTCTCGGCACTTTTGGAGGGGATGGAGGGAAAATGAGAAAAGACACAAGCGATTGGTGGGATAGGCAAAACGAGAGGTTCGATAATACGCCATTGGGTTTCAAATTGTTGGTCTTGCTCTTGCCATTTATCATTTTTTTCTTGATGAACATTGATGATATCAAGGTTGAATATTCGGAACGGATAAAAAACGTAGAATTATCAATACAGGAATTTTCTGAACAGATAGAGATTTTAAGGACGCAAATAAACCAATTGGGACTAAGCGAACAATAGAAAGGAGTATTTAATGGTTAGTATTTTAATCCTTTGCTATGGACAAATCACCTATACCAAACAATGCCTAAAAAGCCTCTTTGAGTTCACTTCGCAAGTAAAGACGCCTTTTGAGGCAGTCGTAGTGGACAATGGGTCGGTTGATGGCACAAGAGAATATCTGCAAGGTCTTGAGAGTGCAGGTAAGATTAAGGCGATATATAATCAGGACAATAGGGGTTTCCCGGCAGCCAACAATCAAGCGGCCAAGGTTGCCACAGGTGAATACCTATGTTTGCTTAATAACGACACAATCCTTACTGATGGTTGGCTAGAAAAACTTCTTCGTTGCATAAAATCAGATAGTCAACTTGCCGCAGTGGGCCCCTATACTTCGTTTTCTTCTGGTTATCAACAAGTGCATCCACAACCTAATTATCGGGGAGAAGAAGAATTAAAGAAATATGCGGAGAAATTTAATGGAGAAGAGAAGTATGTGGATTTTCTGGTGTTCTTTTGCGTACTGATAAAGCGCAAGATATGGGATGAGATGGGTGGTCTGGATGAGGACTTTGGCCAGGGGTGCTTCGAGGACAATCTTTTTAATTATCGTTGTCTTGAGAAAGGTTACAAACTCAAAGTAGCCGGGGATTGTTTTATTCATCACTATGCTGGGATTACATTTAACACGAAAGACCCTAAGAAACTCAAAGAATATGCCTCGCTTATGGCACGCAACCAGAAGATATTCCTAAAGAAGATAGAGAGATATGAAACGGTATCTTTATGTATGATTGTAAGCGACCAAGAAAAACCGGAAACCCTAAAGAAATGCTTGGATAGTATCTATGAGTGGGTGGATGAGATTTGTATTGTATTTAATTATAAATGGTTTAAGAATATATGGAAATTAAAGATGTTTAAACAACTTGTGGATAGTTATCGTAATATAATTATTATACCTACTAAAGACAAATTGCTATTGGAAAGTTCTAACATATCAGGTAACGATGTGTTGACAGGAAATGAAGAAGAGTTATTCTTTGGTTATAAATTTAGAACCCAAATCGAAACTCAATATTTTAAATTCACTAACTTCTCCGATATGCGCAACAAATCCCTTGCTATGGCTACAAGTCGGTATGTTCTTTGGCTTGACTGTGATGATAAAATGATATCTCCTGCTAGTATTCGAGACCTCATACTCAAGAATCCACACATAGATGTGTTTAAGGTTAAGATATTGTCTTATACCGAAATCAAGACCATAGAAACTATCATCCACAACCGGCTATTCCGTAGGGTGAAAGACGGCAAAACCCCCTATTGGGTTAATTCTTGCCACGAAGATATTTCCTACTCGATGAATGAATTAAAATATACCTACGCCATAACTGACCTGACTATAAAGCATTTCGGCTATCTAAACCCAAAGGCCTGGTTAGCCAAGAACAAGCGTAACCTGAAACTTATGCTTGAGGATATAGCCGAGATAAAAAATGAAATAGAAAAATTTCCTGTAGTAATTGAAGAGATTAAAGAAAAACGAGAAGGCCGCCTAAGTATGATTTACTATGGCTTAGTGAATGCCTATATCATACTAGCAAGTGTGATGAAGCCTAAGCAGAAACACGATACTCTTGTTCAAGCATTGAATACAACCGATGAATGTATTAAATTACTCAAGAACGAAGATCCGCTTATGGCAAAGATGTGGATGCTACGCGGAACGGTCTGTATGGATGCTGGGCAGGAACTAGCGGCCAAGCAGTCATATCACAAGGCTTATGACGAATTCAAGCAGCCAGAAGCAGGAATAAATTTATCTCACATATACCTTGGTGAAAAGAAGTGGAATAAGGTGATAGAGATACTTGATGAGATAAACGCCAAATACAAGGGGGCATACCCTTTTGGTAGCCTTTCGCATGACCCTGTTCAGATGCACACTTTGCTTTTAGAGAAACTCGGCCATGCCTGGGCAAACAAGGCGCAGGAATGTAAGTCTAACCCGGAGGCTTTTGACGAATATATGAAGAAAGCCGAAGGCTACTACCGTGAATGCCTGAATATCCGGCCGAAGTTAGAAGTAGCGAATCTGCTTGTGCAGATACTCTGTAATACAAATCGGGTAGATGAGGCGGCGCATCTTATCATAAAGGCGGTGAATACTTGGCCGGGTTATTTTCTTGGATGGTATCATCTGGGAGAATATGAACTCTTAAATAAGAGAAAATACACAGCGCGACTTTTTTACAAAGAAGCGTTAAGGCTCAAGCCGGAGCATAAAGAAAGTTTGAAGAATTTGAGGGCGATAGAACAAAATAAGGAGATAAAATAGATATGGCGAAACTAAACGACGCTTACAGAGAGCAAATTCGCAATATGCACAAGGATGGCAAGAAATATCACGAAATCAGGGATTTTTTCAGGGAGAACTATAAACTTACTTTATATGACGCCCAGATTGCCGCAACGATGCGCGAACCTAAAGTCTTTGGGATAAAGGCATCAAAACATAAAGACAAGAAAAAAGTATCGAAGGTAGTAATCCAAGAGGCTCCCAAAGATGAGTTTGTCTTGTATGTAAGGGCGGCTTTTGATATCTATAAGAAAAGGTTTCTTAGGGAAGTGGAGGAAGTAATTTCCTAAATGCTAGAAGATAAAGAAGGGCAGATTATAAAGGAACTCAAGCGCAGGGCCGAAACTGATATAAAATTTGGGAAAATAGTGGTTGAGTTTATTATTCATCAAGGAAAAATCTCAAGTGCGGAAATATTAGAACAACGAGTAAAATTAGGATAGAGAGAAAAATGATTGGAAGAGATGAAAATGGAAGAAACTAAATAGCGCTGACTTGTCAGTCAAGAGGCCGAAGGTATTAAGATGCGTTTCTTAGTAAGAGCGCACGCCTTCGGTTTTTTATTTATATGGTAAAAGAAAAGATATGCCAGTTTAAAATGATAAAAGTAAATGTGCCGCAGAAATTCCTTATCAAATGCTTTCACCATAAAGGATACCTTTCTCAAGAAAAAAGTCATAAAATTGGCCAGAAATTGAAGGAAATCGAACAAGCCCTTTTAAGGTTGAACCACCTACGTTCTATCGTCGATATAATATGGCTAAAGTGTCAGGGAAAAAAGGGTGATTAGTTGATTTAATTTATTGGTAATATAGACTTTATATTAGAGGCACAAGCGAGGGGATCAAGTAAGAAAATGCTATTAAGCCAAGAGCCTCTATCCTATGTGCCTCTATAAATTTATAAGTAATTTATAAGAAATATGCGAACTCAAGCACAATTAGCAAATCTTAGGCCACTTAGAAAAGGACATCCTCTGATTGGTGGTGGTAATACTGGGAATAAAGGCCCATACCTAACCTGCCTTCTTAAAAGACTTATTGAAAAGAAAATCCGCTATGAAGACCCTGAAACCCAAAAGAAAATTAAAGGCACAGTTAAAGACGCAATCATCTGGCGTTATATTCTTAATGCAACACAAGGGGAAACACAGGCAATAGAAGGTATATTCGATAGGGTAGATGGCAAACTAGGCACAAACGGAAATGGAAAAGGAGGGATATCTGCAGTTATCATCAACATTAGAAATCAATCTGGACTACTTAGCCCAGCCGAAGCAAGCACTATTCCATCAGAACGAAGCCAAGTATAGATTATTTATTGGTGCGTGGAGGTCGGGTAAAACTTTTGCTGGTTGCCAAGAGGCATTAAAGAAATCTATCATCTTCCCTGGAAATTGCGGAGTGATAGGCCGCAAGGATTTTACTGACTTGCGCGATACCACTCTCAAAACTTTCCTTGAAATCTGCCCAGAAGATTTTATTGCTAATTACAATAAGACAGAACACCATATCAAATTCGTCAATGGCTCAGAGTTATACTTCCGGGAATTAAAAGATCGTACCGGCTTAGGCTCTCTTAACTTGGGATGGTTTTACATAGATGAGGCAGAAGAGATAGAAGAGAATATTTTTACTATGCTACAAGGACGCCTTTCTCTTAAGGGCGTAGGAAAAACATCTGGATGGCTTACCTCAAACCCCCCGAATGAAAACCATTGGATATATAATCAATTTGAATTATCTCACGACTTAGAGTTTTTTACTATCCACGCCTCAACTTACGAAAACAAGGAACATCTGCCACTTGGTTATATTGAAGACCTAGAGAAACTTCCACCTTCTTGGCGCAAGAAATATCTTGAAGGTCAGTATGGTTTTACTCCCGATGGTGTGCCTTACTATCAAGGTTATCTGGAACATCTACACAAGAAATCATTATCATTTAATCCTCAACTCCCCTTACATTGTGGTTGGGATTCAGGCCGCAGACATCCGGCCTTTGTGGCAACACAATGGGATGGTAAACACTGGAAGATACTAGCAGAGATACTTGGGAGCAATATCGGGATAGAGAGATTTGTAGATACGCAGGTTGTTCCTCTTATCAACACTAAATTCATTGGCGCAAATTGTATTCATTGTGCTGGGCCTGAATTTATGCAAGTCAACGACAAATCAGATTTTACTTCCTACCAAATCTTGCAATCAAAAAATATACAACTTCATATTAAGCACTCCGAATACTCCTTACGGAAACAGATAATTGAAAAGAAGATTAACTCAATCATAGATGGCGAACCTTGCCTACAAGTAAATAATTCTTGCCGGATAATTAACGATGGCTTCTTAGGTGGTTATAGATATCCCACAGTAAAAGAAGGTCAGGAGTTCGGGGCAAGAAAAGAACTCCCCTGGAAAGATGGTTTCTATGAACATCCAATGAACGCAATGGAATATATTGCTATACAGATATTCTCACCCATAGAAACAAAACATAAACCATCTCAACCCCAAAACTTTAAATCCATAAGCAGTCTGTAAGGAGAAGATATGCAAATGTTGACTGACCCAAAGATAAATGTTGAGAGTTCTGTTGCTAAAAATATCGCCCAGATAATTTGTAAAGAGATTAAGGACTCTTTCTCCGGAAACGACAAACGCTACAAACTTGCCGAACGCTGTGAACATCAATATCAACAGATGACGAAATGGGATGTGGCGGGCAAGGAATGTGATGTGCCCTGGAAAGGTGCGTCTAATTACTTCGTAGCCCTGACTGAATGGATAGTAGATGCTATCTGGGCCCGACTTATGAATATATTATTTTCACAACAACCTTATATGAAAGCAAAAGGCGTAGAGGCTTCTGATGTAGGCAAACAGGATGCAGTAACCGATTTTACCGATATGACCTTGCGCGAAAAAGTAAAGTTATACGAAAACTCAAATTTCTTTTTCAAGCAGATGATTAAACTTCCCTTTGCCGTACTTAAGTTTTGCTGGGTGCAGGAATATGACAGGATGATTACAAAAGAAAGTGCGATTGTATTTGTAAATCAGGCAACGGGTGATCAACAGATGGTGCTTCCCGATGACCCAGAGATACAGATTAAACAGGCAGAGTTTATGATGAACGGCTACCAACAATCAGATAATCAGGATGTCTGGGTAGTGCAAGATGAAGAATTGATAAACGCTCCGCAATTAAAATATATCCGCTTTAAGGATTATGTCTATTCACAACATGCCAAAAGAAATCAAAGATTATTCTGGGAAGGTGATAGGTTTTGGTTAACCATAAATGAGATGATGCTTAAAGCCCAACAGGAAAAGTTTATCCAAGATAGCGTAGATAAGGTGAGAACGCAACGCAGAGACTCAACCAAGTCAGGCGTAGATGCAGTGGTAGCAGACAGGGAAAGTTTATTAGAGTGCTTTCATTGGTATGGCCGCCTGCCTTTCAATAAGAATAACGAGATAGACTTCCAAGACCAAGAGGCGATTGAGCAAGAAGTATATTGTGTCGTTTCTTTTAAGGAAGAAGAACTCTTAGAGATAAACCATTGGTACTACCGCAGGAAACCCTGGCCGGATAGGGTCTATATCAGGGGTGAGTTTGAGGAAACAGAGGAATTTGAAGGTCGCTCAATGTGCCAGAAGTTATTCAAGACACAGACCGAACTGAATGACTTCCATAAGACCCTGATGGATAACGCCTGGCTTGCTATGCAGAAGATATTCGTTAAGAAAAGGACACTTACAGGCGAGGACTGGGAGAAACCTACAGTATATCCCGGCGCTATGTGGGAAGAAGATATGGCAGGGGATGTCCGGGTGCTTGAGGTTGGCGATATTAAGGCAATAGGGATAGAGTTAGAGCAGATGCTTCTTAACTTCGCAGAACGCATAAGCAACATAACCAGTTGGAATGTAGGCACAAAGCCACAACAAGAAGGCGGAAAGACCACTGCAACGCAATTCTCCGGCATAATTCAGGAAGGCAACATAGGCAGGGAGCCATTATTGCAACGTTGTTATCTAATCCTAAAGAAAATCTGCCAATGGAATTATGATTATTACTATGAACGTATGCCAGAGGGCCTTGAACGCAGGATTTTAGGCGATACAGGAGAACCGATATTCCCGACACAAGAGAATATGCCTATCTACGCAGAGAAAGGAATAAACCCGACTTGGCGGCAAGATGATATCGCAGGGCAATTTGATTTTAACTGGTCAGGAACATCGCAGAACTCCGACCAGCAATGGAATATCCTTGTGGCGAATGACCTGATGGACAAATACCTTCCGCATCCGATGATACAGGGCAATATGCTTGCGACTTGGGAGATACTCAAAGAAGGGCTTATTGCAAGAGGCAAAAAAGACTGGCAGACGATACTACCACCTAAACAGGCGATTATTGCGGAGATGAAAAAAATGGCTCAAGAGGCACAGGCACAAAGAGGAATGCCGCCAAATAAACTCGGACAGCCAAGTGCGCAACCAAATCCGCAGGTTATAGAGGCGATTAGGCAGAGGGCAATGCAAGGTGCTTAATATAGACGAAGAATTAAAGCAGAATGATGTAATGTGGAATTCGACAATGAATTCTATCTTAAAAGTCCCTGAAAATGAATTATGGAAATATATAAATGTCTGTCGAACTCTTACAGAAGGAAGGAATAGGTTGCTTAACTTAAGGGAGAAAAATGCTGGGACAATGGTTTAAGCCAAAACCAAAGGCAACGGACGAACAGATAAAAGTTGAACGCGAGAAGTGGCTTCAGGCAATGTTGGATAAATCTGTGGAAATAAAGCGATTGATTTTATCTAATAAATCCGGCTGGGCAGAATTCTCTCTATTGATATCTGACTACATAGATAAAGCCAAGAAGCGCAAAGCTATTACTGCACTTGACAGGGCAACCGAGACCGACATATTCCAATTAAAATTATTAGACCATGAAATATATATATTGAGTTGGGTATTGAAGATACCAGAGCAGTTTATCGGGCAGGTCGAGGCAGAGATTAAAAAAGAACGGGAGAAGGAGGAATGATGGAAGAATTAAATGCATTGGTGTCGAGATTAAAGGCAATTATAACAGAAATTGAAGTTGTGATAGCTGGGCAACCCAAGAAGAAACTCTCCAAAGAGGAATATCTTGCTAAGTCAGAGGATGAAAGAACCAAGTATGACGCAGAGCAGATGAAAGAAGAACCAAAAGAAGAAGAAAAAGGAGAAGGAGAGGAATAAATGCTTATTTATGAGGATTTTTTTACTCTTTCTGACGAATTTTATTCTGTTCAAGAAAATAAAAATAAAAGATTCTCGCTCTCATTGTCAATGGCAGAGGCGATGAGATTAACTTGGAATACTGAATTTTTAAATTTAATACAAAGTGTGGACAATCTAAATAATTTTCTAAATGGCAAAATTGAAGTGCCATTCCATGGAGTATTTTTAAAGGTGCAAGGAGGTGAATAAATGCCCTTAACTAAATCAGGTCAAACTGTTTTGGGTAATATGAAAAAAGAATACGGCGAGAAGAAAGGTGAAGATGTATTCTACGCCTCAATCAATAAAGGCAAGGCAGGTTCAAGTGAATGGCATAAAACTAAGTTAGGACAACACCACAAATGAACGGAATTACTGAAAAGAAAAAACCCATCATTCTCCCAGACGGAACTGAAGTATCACAAGAGGAACTTGACAAAATGGACGATACACACCGATGGAGCAAGGATTCCAAGAAAACAAAGTTAGGGCAAAAACATAAATGACCACTTATATTTTTATCTTACTGATGGCATTTTTCTGTTTCACCGATATTAAGTATTATACTATCTCGAATTGGGTGATATTACCAGCAATTATTTTAGGTGGGATACTGACAGGTTATTGGTTGCCTACGATTGTTATGTTTTTATTAGGCGCATTATTATTCAAACAGGAAAGACTCTGCGGTGGTGATGTAAAATTGATGGCGATGGCAGGGGCGTTCTTGGGGGTAAAGGGATTATTCGCTTTTATGTTATCACGATGTTTTATCTGGCTTTATAGGATTATCAAAAAGGAAACTAGGATATTGCCATATGCACCTTTCATCGGATTGGCGAGTATTCCGTTTTTATGGATAAGATAGAATTACTGATAAAATTATTGAAGGAGTTATTTACTAAACATTATACAGGTCAACTCCGTCTTAACTTCCACGAAGGGAATTTGTCGGAAAAGATTGAGAAGAAGGACAGTATAAAATTAATTGAAGAATGTATATGTGGACATAATGGAATAACAACTATAAGTCATATAGATTTAATTTCACCACCCGAAAGGAAGGAGTAAAATGGCTAATGCTACTATTGCATCATCTAAAAAAAATAAAGAAGAAGGAACTCTTATCCCAGAATGTTGGGCTATGAAATTTTATGGTTATACACTATTTGAAATTAAACAATTCATAGATTTTGGAAAGAGTAAAAATTTTGAACCTGAAAAGACAGTATTTGATAGAGAATAATTAGTTAGCGCACCACCAGTTTACTGAAGGCGATAGTTAAGCAGTAATGCTTGATTATCGCCTTTTTTATTTGTAACCAAAGGGAATAGCCGTAGCAAATAATGGTATTTGCGAAAGCACCCTATAAACAGGAGGTAAAGATGTGGTGGAAATTGTTGTGGTCAATAATACTTGACCAAAGAGGAGAAGAACCCGGACTAGGTGCACCTGCTAGTGGAGAACCAGGAGCAGGAGAACCCCCGGAACCAATAGAACCAGGCGCAGGTGAACCCGGAGTAGGTGGAGAACCACCGGCAACACCCAAGTTTGGGGAATTCGGCGATGACCCAAATGAAGCCGCAGGAAAGCTTTTTGAAGCCCTTAACAAGACCAAAGGCGACTTTGACAACTTCAAGACTAAGGCTGGATTAACCGAGAGGCATCTTGGTTCCATACGCAAAGCTCTTGAAGGATCAGGTATCCGTGCTATTGAAGATGAAACTAATCCTAATGGATATCGTCTTGAAGTAGCCACAAAAGAGCCGAGGAAATCGCGCTTCACAGATGAGCACAAAGGATTGTTTGACGCTAAGGTTCTTGATGCAATGCGACTGCTTGTCCAGGATGTCTTTGACGAGTCCTATGAAGGCAGAGAACGCATGAGCCAGGAACAGAAGCAGAAGATGCAGCAGTTTATGTCAGAAAAGCAAGAGGTTGAAGAATTGATGACTAGTTACTTTCCACAACTGGAAGGCCAGTTTAAGGATGGGAAAGCAACTAATCCAAACTTCAACAAAGCTTTCTATGACAGGGCAACTGAGATATGGGAGACCGATTACCGGAAAAATCCCTTGAAACAGTTGTCAGCTGCTCTGCGTGCTGCCAAAGAGTTAAACATCATACCACAGATGATTGAGGCCGCCAAGAAAGAGGGTGTAAAGATTGGCAAGGATGGAAAGAAAATCCTTGGCCCAGTCGGCGGAGGCGGTGCTCCTGCAAGTGGCGGTGGTTTCCGAAAGTTAAGCAAGGAGGAATACCTTGCATTATCGCCAGAGAAGAAGTTGGAATACGATCAAGCAAATTTAAACCAAAAGAAATAAGGAGAGTATATGTTAGAACATCTAAAGAAATTCTTTCTTGCCATACTCCTTGATATTCGCGGATGGGACACAGAAATGTCGGTAACTGGGATTGCGGAAATTGATGCAGCTATCCCTGAATACTGGGGCGAGGGGATTATCGCCGACGGAAACCGCGAATCATTCTGGGGTTCATTGGCAGGCAAGGAAGGTTCGTTTATGCCTATTATTGATAAGACAGGCCCCTTAAAGGCAAAGGGCAACCAGATAACCTTTAATACCATCGAGCAACTGATGGGAACAGGGGTTACTGGTGAAAGTGTCTTGAAAGGCCAAGAAGAGAAACTTGGTATCGGTTCATTCACGGTAACAGCAGATGTGGTAAGGCATGCAGTCGCTGTAAGTAGAAAATCCACAATACAAGCCAATTTTAATGAAGTCCAGCAAGCACGGACTCTACTTAAAGATTGGTGGTCAAGGAAACTTGACAATGATGTGTTCAGTTCCATCATTGACAGCACTGTGGTAAGCACTATCTATGCTAACAGCAAGACTTCACAAGCAACTCTTAATACTACATCAGGCGATTACTTTGGGCCGACTGAGATTAATCTCATCCGTATGGCTCTTGTTCGCCAGGGAGCGATTCCCTTGCGCGTAACCAAGTCAAATGGAAGGACTATCCCGATTTACGGTATTGCTTATGGCGAAATGGAAGAGTATTACCTAAACCAGAATACATCCTTCGTCAATACCGTGAAAGAAGCATGGGAGAGATTTAAGGGTTCAAAGGATATGCATCCGTTGTTTGAAGGCGCAGTAGGTATCTTCCGTAATATGGTGCTTTATCCATATTACTCATTATTACCGATACCTCAAGGAACACCACTTAGGCCTGAAACAACCCTATCCGCAACACTTGCTACCAATGCTACTTCTGCTGTTGTAGGCGTAGCTGGTGATTCAAACACAAAGGCAAATTATACGCTTTTCTTTGCCACAACCGGTTCTTTGCAGATAGAAGATGAGATTCTAAGTTATAGTGCAAAGACTGTTTCAACTTTTACCGTTACCAGAGGTATATCAGGCACAACCGATGTTCAACATGTGGCGGGTACCCTTGTTACACAGAGAAATGTGTCAACGGTAGTTGGTTTCGGTGCGCAGGCAGTATTCAGGGCTATGCCTGAAGATGTTGAGCCGATTGGCGAGAAAGACGATTATGGCGAACAGATAGGGCTTGGAGTGCGCATCTATTATGGTCATAAAGTCCGGCCAGACAAACGGCGTGGTAAAGGCGCAAGCCTTGTAATTTGTAAATGTATTTCACCTAACCCAGGAACCATATAATCAGGAGGATAGAATGATGAGAAAGTTATTTCTTATTGCCCTCTTGATTATGGCATTAGCAATACCTTCACTCTGTATGGCTGCCGATAATGCACATGCAATCGCAGTTAGCGGAGATATTGGTGAAGTTGTTGCTATCGCTGATGGATCAACAGGGAATTGTGCTGAAGTTGATTCAAGTGGTAATATAGCCGTAGAGATAAAGAACGACTCAAATACCGTGGTAGTTGATGCCGATGGTGCTGCGCTTACCGAAGAAATAACAAAGACTGTAGCTTATAAAACCGCTGATGGCGCGGCATATAATGGGGCAGCGACGGTTTATGGTATGATATTGAGTAGTGCAACTGCAGGCGACGCAGCTTGCTTATACGATGCTGCAACGGCTACCGGAACACCAGTATTTGACATAGTAGTTCTTGCTAACAGCACCACATCCTTTTATATTCCTGGAGGTGTTGCTTTTGCTACTGATGTCTATGTTGATGTTATCGGAACAGCTCCGAGAGTTATGGTTATTTACGATCACTAATTTAGAGGGAATGGGGTCGGAAGAAATTCCGGCCCCATTTTAATAATGGTAAACAAAGCATTAAAGATAATCTTGTTTCTTACTCCCTTAGTTTACTTAAGGGGGATTACCCCTAATGTATTTGATATTATGGTATTCCACTTAAGTGTTATCGCATTATTCTTGGCCTCCTTGTTTGATACCCCAAAACGTGAGTTTAAATTTAATAAAGAACTATTCTATTTACTTATTTTGTGTTTTTTAAACATAGCATTATCGCAGTTCAATGTGTATGTATTGAACGCAACGGTAAATTTATTCCTTGCCATTATAGGAATTTTTGTAATCGTAAAATATGTGGATGATATAAAGGGGATGTATAAAATAATCCTCCTATCCGGTTTAATCAATGTTTTAATCTATCTTATCCAATACCTCGGCTATAACCCCTTTACCCCCGATAGTGGAAATAACGGGGGAATGTTGCATAACAGCCCAAGGCTGGCAAATTATTTATCTTTAATCCTGCCGATGTGCGACATACCCTTTGCTATTATTTGTATTATAGTAAGTGTCCTGATAAAACAGAAAGTTTTAATATTTATTTCCAGTTTATTCTTATTATTAAAAACCAAGAATAAAAAATTGATACTGGGGTTTCTGCCAGTCCTACCGATACTTTTACTTTTTTATCCGGAAGGCAGGTCGTTCTTCTATAAGACAGGGCATATCTCTGTCAGGTTAGAAACATACAAAAATGTGATAACTGGTTTTCTCGTCCATCCCCTGTCCGGTTTCGGATTGGGCGTATTCCCGTGGGGTCAAGATAAAATTCCACAAGGAGTGGATGCTGTTATTTACAGTAGTGTCCTGCAGTTTATCTGCGGTCTTGGGATACTATCTCTGTTCTGGTTATTTTTTGTAATAAAGAAAAATTTTAAGTTTAGTTATTCAGTTTCGGCAATATCAATAACAATCTTTGCCATATTATCCGCATTTGAATACACAATAGAGATACCAAAATTATGGCTTATTATAATGACGATAATCTCATTTTATTTAATAGAGAAAACAAAAAAGGAGGGTGTGATATGTTAGTTAAATACATCGGGCATGATCCATTGTTGTTGACAGAATACAACGGAAAGAAGTATGCGTTCCATAAGAACCAACCGGTAGAGATAGACGAGAAGATTTTTAAGGAAATAATTCTCTCCGGTCATATCAGTTCTGTAGATGTGGTGGTTGTGGAGACCCCAAAGGTTGTGGAGAAACCAAAGGAGACTCTCATAGAAAAAGCAAGGGCAATTATAAAGCCGAAAGGTAAAAAAAGAAGATGAGGACTAACCGACATTCGGATAAACAGTTTCCTGTCAAGGTAGCGGAAGAACTCTATGATATTTATGATTTTGTAAACAGTTTTACAGTAGCCGACTCTACCACGGATTATGACCTAAAGACCCAGCAGGCAACCGCCTTTAAGAACTTATCGCAGGCGTGGCTAGTGATTATCTGGACAGACCAGGATATAACTATTAAGTTTAACTCAACTTCCAATCCGGCAATCACTGTTCCTGCAGGCGAAAGCCCTTTTGAATTCAGGAATATCATCGAGGTATCAAATATCTATATTACCAATGCTTCCGGTTCAACGGCAAATATAAAGGTGATGTTGGTATGAGCGAGGCACTTGATTTCATAAAGAATTTTGAGGATTTACTTAAAGCAAACGAAATAGAACAACGCAAGACCACTTCCTTAAAAAGTGTAAAAGAGGCACTTGACAAGGAAGTCGTGGAATTACTTGCAAAGAAAAAAAGGATAGAACAACAGACAGAGGAAAAATTATCTCTTTGTGATAAGGAACTCTCCGAACGCAATGAAAATATGGAGAGGAACTTTGAGGCGGAAAGAATCCGGATTGTTACTTTAAGTGAGAAACTAGACAAGCAAAGAACAGAATCAGAGCAAAGAGAGGCAGATATAAGACACAAGGAATCCGTAGCAAACGAAAGGGAACGCCTATTAACCGAAAGAGAACATAGGTTAGATCATAAGGAAGTTGACCTGCTGACCAAGGAAGAACAGATAAAGAATGATAACCAAACCATCGCTGCTGCCAATATGGGAATACAGAGGCAACTTCAAACCATAGAGGAGCAATTGAAGGGCATAGGAGAGGCAAGGCAAGGCATACAGGATAACCAGGCAGAACTTAGGAAGCAACAATCTGCTATACGAGAGGCAAGGGAAAAGTTAGAACTTGAAACAACAAACCTTGAAACCGAGAAAAAAGAAATAACCAAGAGCAAGGAAGAATTAGAGTCGGCTCAAATCAAATTATCGGAAGCCAATAAACTAGTTGATGCGGAGAGATTTATTCTAGATAAGCAGAAAAAGGATAATCTTGATAAGGAGAACGCACTTAAGGCAATGCAGGTGGAAATGGATTTTAAGTTAGCGCAATTTAAGAGGAAGTATGAAAAAGATAATAAGTAGTGTCATTATATTTTTATTAAGCGTAGGTCTTGCCTTTGCCGATGTGGCTAGTAAAAATCCTATTCTCCAAGATGAGGGAACAACTGTTGCAGGTAGTGGTCGCATACTTAACTTTACTGGCGCAGGGGTAGCGGTAACTTTTGCGGGTGGTAAATATGTGATTACGATTGGCGGTGGTGCTGGTGGCAACTCTTGGACAGCCGCAGGTGATAGTGGCACTCCATTTTTAGTAGGTGATACTGCTGAAACCGTAACCTTGAAAGGCGCAGGGGGTAATTCTGTATCTGCTGCGAGTAATGTTTGGACTGTTACTTGGTCATCTTCAGGATTAACTTGGGCAGGTAATGTTATAGGGAATACTAAGGGCGGCCTTGGATCAGATACTTCGACCTGGACAGGCATTGCAAATGTAAATAGTGGCACCTGGACAGTAATAAGTATGGGTTCAGCTAATCAGATTTTGGCGGTCAATGGTGCTGGAACGGGCTATAACTGGACTGCTGACGCTGTTGGGGGCGCAGGAGCAAGCACCTGGACTATGACTGGCGATGCTGGCACTGACCAATTAGTTGAAGATACGAATACAGTAAAATTAGCTGGTGGAACAGGGATTACTACGGTGGTAGGTGCAACCGATACTTGGACAATCAACTCTACATTAGGAGTAAGTATTTCCGCTGCTGAAATGGCTAATGAAGATCACGGAGATATGGGCTGGACTGCTGGGGTAGGATATGTTGATGATGATAGCCACGCCCATACAGCTTCTACCATTTCAGGATTAGGCACTGATGATATTTCAGGTCTTGATATTTCAGCCGATACCAATTTAGCAGTAACTGCCCCGATAGTTTTGACTGATGATACTATTTCTATTCCCAAAGCCGATACCACCACTAACGGTTATCTCTGGAGCACGGACTGGAACACTTTTAACGATAAGATGGCCGGGACTTTGGCTAAAGACTTAGTTACAACTGCTCCTCTTACGGGAGGCACAGACAATATTTTACCAGGAGCAGATGCAGATATTACAATAGCCATTCCTGTTGCAACTACATCAACTAATGGTTACTTATGGTCAACAGATTGGACTACATTTAATGCTAAACAAGCCGCAATCGCCAATTATGTCGGAACTGTTGCGGATGGAACAGGAATAGATGGGACTGCATCAGGTGCAGGTTCTACTTATACGCCTACCTTTGACGCTACCGAATTAGGAAATCTCATTTGGGGTTCTGGTGCAGGTATTGTTTGGACTATTGATTTGGCTACTGATGTAGCGATTACCTGGACTACCGCAAAAACGACCTTTTCGGGAACAGTGGATGCTACGACACTTACCGAAGGCACAAATGCTGTCTATAACTCCACAGAAGTTCCAGGTGGTGAATTAGGCGGGACATTCGCTTCATTTACCATAGATGACAGCGTAGCAGTAACCTCTTGGAACTTAACCACTCCTACCATTACCACAAGTTTAACTACTTCTACACCGACTACGCTTTCAGCCGCCGAATTAGACCGACTGGACGGATTGGCTGGAATAATTGCAACTGATGCCACTGCTTGCACAGATTTGGAAGGCGTAGGCTTAGCCATAGATACGGCAGTGCTCAAATTTGCTCCTGCCGAAGTTATTGCTCCTACTTGGGGGGCTGGAGCTCAGCAAGTATGGACTTTTGATTTAGCAACAGATTATGCAATGACTTGGACGACTTCCTTATTAACTTTATCTCACGGACTTACTGTTTCAGGAACGACCACAGTAGGCACTCTTGCAGGCACGATAGACGCTGGCGGGGCGACTTCTCTTGAAATTCCTAATGGCACTGCTGATGTTGCTCTTGGTGCGGCGGGGCAAATACATCTTAACACTACTGATGAACAATTATCCTTTCATTCTGCCGCAGACGGGGAAATATCAGGCGAAGCAAGTATATCTTTATTAAGACATATAACCGCAACCTTTGACCCTTCTGGTTACTATGACCAAGAAACTACTTATAGGGTATTGCCATTATTTACAGTTAAGGATGATGCGCCTGAAGGCATTACTATAACTGAATGGAAAATGAATTATGTCAAAGGCGACCCCACAACTGAACTTGACTGCGACTTGATGTGTGATACGACTCCAGATTATAACCCTGCGGCAGGGGCAACGGTAATGGATGTCTTGGATACGACTACAGGTGCTTCTACCGCTGATACAGGATTTGATAGTGCTACTTGTGCAAATGGGGCAAATGTTTATTTAAGGATTGGAGCTGATCCGACAGATGCGTTGGTGATAGTTACATTTGACCTCTGGTTCTATAACGAGGAGGATTAATATGAAAAAACTAATTTTTGTTATTGCACTCTTGTTATTACCGACCTTTGCTTTTGCTAAAACATATCCTGAATCATTAAATAAAGTTTATAAGACAGATGGTTCTGGAGTTGTGGGTTGGCGTGATGATGCTACAGGTGGCGGTGGCAATAACTGGACAATGACGGGTGATAGTGGAACAGACCAACTAATTGGCGATGCCGCTGAAACTGTTAGTTTAAAAGGTGGGACAGGAATATCTACTACAGTAGGAGCAACTAATACTTGGACTATAACCTCCAGTTTAGGCACATCTGTAGACTTAACTTCTGAAGTAACGGACAACCTTCCTGTAACTAATCTCAACTCTGGGACAAGTGCTTCATCGTCTACTTACTGGCGAGGGGATGGGACTTGGGTAACTCCAGGTGGAGGGAATGATGCCCGCCTTATAATGGATGCCCTAACCACTGGCGAACAATTTGATGTTACCGCCTCTACTACACTTGTTGAAATCACCAATTTATCGCAGACTTTAGCCGCTGGCACTTATACTTTTCGGTATGATATAATTTATCGTTCAAATCAGGCAACTGAAGGTGTCAGGTATGCAGTCAATTATACTGGCACAAATGGGGCTTTTGTTTGGAACTGGAGATGGGCGGACTTAGCCGCTACCGCCTCAACTGCTGTTCCAGACCAAGACGATGTTGATGCCGCTGGTAATGTATTGGGAAACTTCCAATCCCGTGCAAAAAGCACCACAACAAGAGGTGTAACTCTTTCCGTGGATACAATAAACGCAGATATGTATATTGTTATTGAAGGTGTGTTTGTAGCGACTGGAGCTGGTGATTTAGAATTGTGGACAGCAAATGAAACGACCACAGCAGGATATACTGTTTCAACAATGATAGGGACGAGCGTAATGATTCATAAAACTAAATGATGAAAAAAATTCTATTGGCTTTATTTATTCTATTATTCGCCACGAATTGCTTTGCTCAAGAAGTAATTAAGGACGCTAACAAGCAACTCTATTGCACTACTCTCGGCTCTGACAATGATGAAGTCATCATCGGCGACCCCAATTCTCCCGATACATTCAAGCCAGAAATTAAATTTCAAAAATGGAAAATCCCCCAAACAGGCGAATATGAAAACTCCCTCACCATCAAACCCCTCTTTGACATCCCTAATGCCTTAACTACTCTATCAGGAAATAAGATTGAATACAAAGGGGATAAGATTGGTTGGTATGCTAATCCTGACCCTGATAACTCTGACAACCTTAAATTCGGTCTTATCCTCTATGAGAAACCTGCCACAAATGTGTTTACTTTTGTTCTTGAGGGTTGGGAGGAGTTTGATTTCTTCTATCAACCGCCACTTAAAAACTTAAATCCTGATGGGTCTACTTGGGAAGATAATGGACACGGGGGAAAACTTTATCAACCTGCAAATGTTGTTGGTAGTTATGCAATCTATCATAAAAATAAAAGAGACCATCTTCTTGGACAAACCAATTATGGTTGTGGAAAATTCGGACATTTTTATAATATTTTATTCACTGACGCTATTGGAAAAACAGAGAGAGTTTATCCCGATATTAAAGATGGATTGTATATTGTAAACCCTTCTTGGGACTTTCTCAATTCGGCAATTTATCCTGTAAAAGCAAATGATACTTTTGGAGAAACAGGTTTAGGAACAAGCGACGACTCTGGAAATAAGAATGTTTTTATGGCTTGGAAATCCAATTCTAACCCTTCTTCAAGCGGGACTTTAACCGCTATGACATCTGCGATGTATTCTACTGATGGCGGTGCTTATGGCAAGATGGCTTTATATGCTCACGTTGCAACAGGTAATGGTTATCCAGGGAATTTAATAGCAAATTCCGCAACGGGGGCAATTTTGGCTTCAAGAACGACACCACCCACTTCCGATACTGCCACTTGGCTTACTGGGGCTACTGGCAGTGCTTCCATAGTATCAGGGACTCAATATTGGCATTGTAGCAATACTGAGGGAGATACTATGCACTTTATGCTTGATGATAATACTGGTAATTCTTATGAATGGGGCGGGGCTGGTGATTATTATACTGATTTTCCAGACGCCACTGCTCCAGATGTTACAGTTAAATATAGAGACCATAGATATTCCATCTACGCCACCTACACCCCAGCAGGGGGGGCAGGCGGATTTACGGAACCGATTATAAACATATTTTAAGGACTATCTATGGAACACGAATGTAAATTAAGGAAAAGGAGAGGGGAATGGAATATTTAATATCGGGCGGATTATTGGTATTTTTTATTGGCGGGCTTGTGGTTTTGAATAAAGAAGTTTCCCGACGTCCGACATTTAAGGAAACTGATGAACGCTATAAAAAGGCAGAGGTCTGCGACGAAATCCACAAATCGGTTAATGAGAAACTTGATTGTTTGCCAGAAATAAAAGAAACTGTAACCGAGATAAAAACCAAGATAGATATATTATTGAAAAATGGAAAATAAACGCAATCCTCAATGTTCCTGCGGAAGTAAATTACGATGCCTTGAGATTATAAATGGAAGGGCTTATGTCCTATGTGTTGGTGTGGATTGTGATAAAAAGTGGCTTGCAAAGAGGTCGATGGACAAAAACTTAATGATATTCAAAGACGCAAAACAAGAATTTCATGGATAAGGGGGTGGAATATGGCAGATGAAGTAATTGTAAAGAAAGAAATATCAGGACGCAAGTTTGCAACTATAGCAGTAATATCTACATTTTGCCTTATACAGGTTGGTTCTTTAATTCTTACTGTTGCTGGAAAGATGTCAATAGAGGTTTATCTGGCAAGCACAGGAAGTTTAGGAACTATAACTTTATATATTGTTAAAGCATATTTTGATGATAAGGATAGAACACAAAACGGAGGAGGGGCGAAATGAAGATTTGGAAAAAGATATTGATTGTGTGTATTAGCGGAGCTTTAGTCTGGGGATTAGCTTATTGTGCAGGAATTTGGCAGGCATATTCTATGGTATTTGCGAGTTTCTCGGCAAGCATTACGGCATTATGTGCGATATCGACAGGATTCACTGGCACATCAAAGCCATAAGAAAGTGAGGTAAACAATGGGATGGGAAGGAATAGGGGATTTAATCGGAACAATTGCTAAATGGTGGACTCCAGAGAAAGTAAGGGAAAGGGCAAGGAATAAACTTGCCAAACTGAAAGAGGAAGAAAATGAGATACTTAAAAGACCGCCGAATCCAAAAACTTCTGCTTGTCTGCTTGCTGTGCGTAGGGATATTACAAGGTTGCAAGCATACCTCGCCAACGGTTAAAGAACCTCCACGCATTTGGTGGGGGAAAGTAGGAGAGCAACCTTCAGAAGTGTGGCCGAATTATGATTGGATAATTATATCAAGAGAAGATTATAAATGAATGAGTTTAGATTAGGCACTTTAGCGGCCATAGCATTAGGAATTTGTGTAGTTGACTGCTTTTTTTGGATGTGGGGCGGACGTTCTAAAAAATGGAGACGCAGGTTCATTGGTTCAACTATTCAGACATTATGTATAAATATCCTTGCTCTGATTACCGGCACTTGGGTCTGGCAGTTTACCATTTCCTTAATTCCAGAGGCAGGTTCGCGTTCTATGGGTTATGGTGGAGATGAAATAAGAGAGAAGGTGATT